GCATCCATGTTAGCCATGTTCATTGCGTTGTTATAAGAGCCTTGCTGTAAACCAAATTGGTTTAATGCACTTTGGTCGGCACCAAATCTTCTTGCGTCTAGTTGTGCTTGATTTTGTGCAACATCGCCAAGTAAACCTTGTCTAGCTAATCCAGCCTGTTGACCAAAAGTTGCATTTTGCATTGCAACAGCTCTGTCTGCATCAGACATATATTGGTCTGCTGAAAACTGTCTTCCTATGTCTTGACCAGCTAATGATGTCGCTCTGTCAAAACCTTGCGCTCTTAAATCACCAGATAACTTACCAGCCTGTTCTGCAAAGTTTCTATTTGTTTCTGCTTCTAATATAGCTGAACGTGAACCACCAAATGCACCTCTTCCGATTGCTGCATCTTGGTCGCTTTGTAATTGCATCTGTCTTGCTCTGTTTAAATCACCAAGTGTATTGTCTATAACTTGTGATTGAAAGGGATTTTGATATGCACTTAAATTTGTATCTAATAATGATTGTGGTTTTACATCTCTTATAGCACCACGATTAACTGAAGCACCGCTATATAAATCTACTGGAGCTATGTTTGCTGCCTGTTGCATTGCTGCTGGTTGTAACTGTGTTGCTGTACCAGTAAAAGGTGTGACTTTTGGTGCTCTTAAACTTTTACCTAATAGAGTTTGTAAACCTTGTTGCGGATTATATCGTTGGCTTTGATTAAACAAACCTCTGGTTGCATCCATACCAGCTAATTGGTCTGGATTATATCCTGCTACTCTTGGGCCAGTATAAGGAACGAAAGGTTGGTTCGCTACACCTTTAGCTCTATTGTATAAATCATCATAACGAGCTTGTGTCGCTGGATCAGTATTTGTTACAGTTGTATCTCCACCACCTTGTGTAGCACCGTATAAGCCTACTGCTGCTGGTATTATTGTTTCCCATCCCATAATTATAATTCCTTCTTGACTATATATTCTTGTTCAAAACCAAGATGTTTTAATTTTCTTATCCAACCTTTACGACCACCGCCATAAAGATATTTACATTCACAATTTTTTGCAAATACTTCAATGCTTGGAAACATCTCTTCTAGTTCTTCGTAGTCTCCACCACACAAAAATAAATTTAAAACTCTGTATTTAGGAAACTCACCAAAGCTAGATATGTAAAAAGCATCTTTTCCTGGCCATATATGAAACATTCCTTGGCCTATTTTTTCTTTAATATCACTTAGATTATACCTATCTTGGTGCTTTAATGCACGAATAATATGATGCTCTAACCTTTCAAACTCTACTTCCCAGTCTTCTTTAGACTGTTGTGGAGGTGGAGAGTGTTCCGTTGTCTGCGACACTAACTTTATATTTTGTTCCATTTGGACTTACCAATACTAACTCGGTAGCATCGCCACCGTTTATTTGTATTCTTTCACCTTTGTTGAAAGTCATACCTGTTTGATATTCTATCTCTGATATTAAATAGTTAAGATAGTTTTTATCGTAATCTTCACCTGGTCGTGTTAGTGTTTTTCTTGCCACTATCTACGACCTCTATTTCTTAAATCTAATCGTATATTACCAACCTGAAACATCTGGTCAGTATCGCCAGTTACTTTCATACGAACTTGTCTGGCTGTAAATCTTGCATCGGTATAACCATCACTATTAAAAGTAAAGTTACCAAAATCTGTTTCTGCTCCGAGTGGTGTAAATCTTCCTGTAAAACTTATCACAACACCAGGTAATGTGTTTGCTTCTTCATCGGGTAGTATCTGATTACATTGCACATAGTTATCACCGTTACCTATTTCAATAGGTCCTGATTGTGCGTAAGGTACTGCTGCACCTAAATTCTCTGAATTGTTTAATGTTGTGCTGTCATGCTGATAAACATTACCAAGTGAATCACATGCAATCGGATAATCAAAGACACCTTGGTCGATCCAACATCCTCTATCCATTTCACCGATTGACCAAACATTATCAACATAGTTCCAGATGACATATTTGTTTGGTGTTTTTTGTGCATCCCCTGAAGGGTAGAACCACCATATTTCATTAAAGTTTGAGTTGTGTCCACCACAAGCAATACGTCTATATTGATATTTTATATTATCAAAAATATGGTCATGCACATCACATTTAATTTCTTTAACAGAACCATCAAAAACAAAGAAAGAGTTTTCACCCATCCATGCTAAGAAGTTTCCAGAACTTACTATTGTTCTTGGTGATGCAGTTTTACAGTTAGTACCAGCATCTTGAATACCGTATATAAAAGGAGAACCAGTATAGTAAAGTCTTGCTATACCTGTATCGGTAAAGATGATGACATCTGTTTGCCATTTAATACCACTTAATATTCTACCGCCTGTTGGTATTTGTAAATCACCAGCTGTATTGGTTGCTGCGGCTGTCCAAGTAGTGCTTGCTTCTCTTGATGACCATTGTACTTTTCTAGGATCGCCACCAGCACCTAGAGCTATGACATGACGTTCATTAGTGACTAAAACACCAGAACATCCTGTAGGAGAATTGGTTAGCTGTGCGCCTATGGTTGATGGTGCAGAAGGCGACCATTTATAAATCTTGCCATCACTTGCACAACAGAAAAGTAAGTCTTCACCAAAGTTATCAAAAGACCATGATTTAGAATCAAAGAATAATCCAGATTGTGATCTGGCATCTCCGTAGTCTTCAACGTCATAGTTATATGCACCGTATCCAAGTGGGTCAGTTGATTGGTCAGAAACAAAACCTGAAGGTGTAATGTCATACCAAGTTCCGTCATGGTTAACATATATTTTTTGTCTTGTACCTACAGCTAAAACTTTTTTACCAGAATTAGTAATGTACGCAAACATTCCTGTTGGCGTACCTGTTAAAGCAGTTGTTCTTATTTTTTCCCAACCACCAATAGGTCGTAGAAAACCATTTTGAAAACGCACTAAATTACTATCAGTCCAACGCCCTTTATTAGCGTAGTCTGTTCCATTGGTGACTACTCCAGCGGGAGGGGTGACTGGTAGTAAAGGCATTATTAACCTGCTATTGTTTTTGTTTCGCTTGTTGGATTAATTTGGCCATCAATGTTGTTGTCTAATCCTGATTTGATATTAGCAACTTCATCTTCGCCCATTCCGTCTATCACCCAACCACTTACTAAATCGTTAGTAAGATCAGCAAAGGGTACAAAGTTTTCTATATCATCTGCATTAACGCTGTGAGTACCATAAACAGAAGCTGAATAGTTATTACCTTCAGCGTCTTGTTGATCGCTCTCTGCGTTTAATCGCCAATGTACGTTGTAAACAACGTCTGAATGACTGTCGTGTGTTGGATATGTGTCAACTGTTTTGCAATCCCATGTATATGTATTTGCCATTTTTATTCTCCTTTTAGTAAGTTAATTTCAGATTGTAAGGCTTCAATCTGTTCTTGTTGTTCTTTCATGCCTTTTACAAGGTGGACTACCAATTTGCTGTAATCCATCTGGTACATTTCTTCTTCAGAACCTGATACTGCATTTGGTACTATGTCCATAACTTCTTGAGCTATTAAACCTTCGTCAGCTTGTCCTGATTCTTTCCAGTTGTAAGCTACTGGGTTAAGTTCATTGATTACTTCAAGACCCCTAGCTTCGCCTGTAATATCTTTGAGTCTTGCATCTGAAGATGTGTTGTAAGATACTGCACTAGCTCCACTTCTTCCTATACTTCCAACAGTAGTTCCATCTCCACGTTGAAAACGAATTAAAAGAGATGAAGAATCAGCAGAGTTATAAGTACCTGCTCTAACATTTAAACCTACTCTTGAACCAAAATTACTAGGATTAGTATCAATTACAGATAAAACTGCATTATTACTACCTGAGTTTTTTGATATTGTATTAGATGAATCAACTGCACTTGTAGTACCTACCAACAAGTTGCCTGAAGAATCAATACGCATTCTTTCTGTATCGTTTGTGCCAAATGTTACTGGATATGCTTGTCTGTTATTAATATTTAATGAATTATTTACTACAGCTTGTATTCTTGCAAAAACACCAGCACCTGCTTCAGAAAAATCAATTAACCCACCAGTAGTATCTCTTAAATCTAAAGTTACATAACCACTAAAATTACTAGCAGATGTACCACCAATAGCTATGTTACCATTTGAATCAATACGCATTCTTTCTAAACCAGCAGAATAAAAGTTCATGTAATTATGAGACGCAAAATTCATAGAATCATTACTGTGGTCGTAACCAATATATCCTCTATAAGCAGTACTGCCTGTAGTTCCATCAGCAAACATTAAATACGCTTTCTCAGTAGACCCACAACTAATGGTAATACCACCTTCGTCAGCCGCACCAACTACAAGGTTTTCAGCATAATAAGCTGATGGATTTGTAACTCCAATTCCAACATTGCCTGAGGTATCAATACGCATTTTTTCTATACCAGCATCTTTAAATCTTAAATCATGCGAATAATCTATTGCACTAAAACCAAAAGCATCATCAGCAATAATTTTTGTATAAACAGTAGCAGCACTTGCTCTAATTTCTGTTGCTTGACCAGCAGCTTGATCTACATGAAGTTCAGCACCTGGACTACTAGTTCCAATTCCAACGTTGCCAACAGTTGCACCAAAACTCATAATAGTTTGTGCAGCATTACCTGCTCTATTGTATTTAAAATCTACCCTGCCATTTTCACCATCATTAATTAAATCAAATACTTGTAATTGATTAGAGCCATTTGCACCTCTCATTTTAAGTGTGCTTTTTAAATCGGCAGATGTCGTAGCCTTGCCTATACAAATATCTCCATCTACTTGTAATTTATTAGCTTGATTCGTTAATCCAATTCCAACTTGCTCACTACTATCAATAGTTATAGCTGTAGATGTAGCATTATCATCAATACCTGTTGAAGTAAAACCTGTAAGAGTACCAACGCTTGTAATATTAGGTTGAGCTGCTGTTGCTAGTGTACCTGTTATAGATGTACTTGCTGTAAGCGTTGTAAATGTTCCCGCAGCTGGAGTTGTGCCACCAATGACAGAACTATCAATAACTGCTCCGTCTAGGTTTAATGCTATTGATGTACCATTAAAAGCAAAGATTGCATCAAGTGTATCGAGGTCAGCGTTTAGCTTTGTTCCCCAGGTATCTGTGGATGCTCCTACTTCTGGTTTAGTTAAATTTAAATTCGTTGTAAATGTATCTGCCATAATTTATTCCTGTTTATGCTGCGATGTCAGTCCAATTAGTATTTGTTGAGGACTGATCTGTCCAAGTTGTTGTAGCTGGTGTTTGGTCTGTGTAAATAGTATCTGCTACAGTCTGGTCTTCCCATTTTAAACTACCTATCGCAGAAAAACCACTTGTTTGTTGAATACTAGAAGTGCCAGTTTGAACCAATGAACCAGTTACATCTAAGTTAGTTGTAGCGTTTATTTGACTTGCTGCTGATACGATAAAGACACCAACAGCCGTTACGTTTGTAGATGCGGTAATATTTGATTCACCAACATCAATTTGTGTGCCTACTGCACTAAGACTTGAAGATGCTGCCATTAGCACGCCACCAATATCTATTTGAGTACCTACGGCTGTTAGGCTAGATGTTGATGATATGCTTGTCGCACCAAATTTAATTCTAACACCAGTCGATGTAAGACTTGATGTTGCTGTGATTTGTGAAGCACCTTGTATTGGGACGAGTCCAACTGCTGTGACACTAGAAGAAGCTGTTATTGAAACTTCTCCAGTTACAGGTACAACACCAACCGCAGTTAGGTTTGATGTTGCTGTGATTGAGCTTTCAGCTAATTCAAATTGTGGTGTTCCCCAGTAAGACTTACCGTATCCACCAAAACCATAGCCAACTGAAGCCATGTTATTAAGCTACAGTTATGTCTATAGCACCTGCATTAAATCTAAATACATCTCCAGTAGAAACAGTTTTGCTTGTAGTTAAGTTTCCATAAGCAAGTAAGTTACCAGATGATGAAGCGTCAAAAACACCTACTGCAACAACAGTACCATAATCAGCTGTAGCTGTTGGGTATTCTATAGCTGATGTGTTTGAAGCTGTATCAGCAGATATGGTAAAAGCTGCTGTTTGTCTTGCATAAGCTCCGCCTGAAACTTCTGTACCACCACCAGTATCACTTGGTGCTGATGTATATAATGCTACATATAATGTTGCTGGAGCTGTATAGGCTGATCCACCAAATACATGACCAACAACTTTGTTCTCTAAATAATCTGAAAATCCAGCCATTCTATTCTCCTTTATTAATTACCGTAGTAATAATTTCTTTTTTGTTTTTTTCCGTAAGTTCTTCTTCGCATCATTAAAGAACCTTTACCAAATGCAGCCTTCTCTTGTTCAAGTCTCATTTCTTCTAATGCTTTCTCAAACTGTTGAGTGAACATTGGTATTCTTTCATCTTCCATTAAAAAAATAGAAGCGTGTTTTAATGCACCATATAAATAAACATCTGGGTGCGAGACTGATACAAAGTTACTTGTATTGGAATCACTTAATGCAGATATTTTAGCATAGTAAGTTAGCTGTAGGGTATATTCTCCATCAGGAGTTGGTGCTAATTCTATAGAGTCATCAACCATTGCATAGTAGACAGGTTGGCCCGTAGAGTTGTTGTTTGATTTTCTATAGACATCTAATGACTCTATAGATTGTTGGAATAAAGGACTGAAATCGTTTGATGTAATTTCTACATTAATTGCCTCTATCCAATCTGTTGGAACTGTTAAATATTGTGAGTCAGCTGTAGCCGTTGCTCTTTTAATCATGTCTTTGGTTCTTAATCGTCTATTAAGTTCCGCTTCGACATTATCGATAAACGTATCTATATCAGACGTTAAATCTGATCTATTAAGATAATTTGCTATTGCTGTTTTTA